GAGTCGGCCCGCGCTGAGGATCCACTGTTCCGCAAGACGCCGCGCATCCACGACCTGCGCCACACGTCCGCCTCTTGGGCGCTCGAAGGCGGATTGACGCTATATGAAGTAGCGCGACGGCTGGGCCACTCTTCCACTGCGACCACGGAACGCGTCTATGCCCACCTAATGCATACGAGTATGCAAAAGGGGGCCGACGTCATGGGGAGGGCGTTGGAGCGTTAGGCCGCGCGGTCTGCATCGTTGTGGGTGTGCAGTTCGTTTCGTAGTCGCGTGATAGCTTCCACCGCGTCACTCAGACTGGCAAACCTGCCAGCGGTGTGGAATTTGCCGCCGCTCGTTACCTGCGTGCGCCAGACCTGACGGCGCTTTTCCCAAGTTACGCCACGGACACCAGACGTCCGGTTGTTCACCTGAGCGCCAAGGCGGTGCTCCTGGTTCTGCTTGACCGTCACCGCTCGCAGGTGGTCAGGGTTCACGCATTCCGGGTTGTGGCACTTGTGATCAATGTGCATTCCAGACGCCGCCGGGCCGTTAGCAAGCTCGTACGAGAATCTGTGCGCGTAGACCACGCGGTGCGCGCCGTCGTCCATCGTGAAGAAGCTGCCATACCCGGCGGGCGTCTTAGCCGCGGTCCAGTTCCAGCAGCTGGGAGTCTTCTCAACCTTGCGCCAAAACCGGTCCATCGTGCGTGTAGGATTATCCATGTAGCCATTCCTATTCGGTGGTTACCGTGACCCCGGCAGCTCCAACTGCGCGGGGTTTCTTGTTCTCCCATTCTATCACTGCGAATCACCGCCGCTATACAGTGAGTCGCATGTTAAACGCAAAAAACAGCCCGCCACCTTTCGGTGACGGGCTGTCTAGTTGTGCGCGCGCGGCGCGTCTGGGGCGTTGGGTTCCCTGACGCGCGGCATCAATACTACACGTCAGGCTGCGTGATCGCCGGATTTGGCGGGTGTCATGTAGCCGGCGGTGAAAACAAGGATGGACGTGATGGCGCCCTGAACAACTACGGGCATGTCGATTCCGGCGAAGGTCAGCAGCCAGACGATGATGGTGGTTACTGCGCCTGCTAAGGTCGCGGCGGCAACTTTCGGGTTGATGTTCATGGTTCTCCTAGAGGGTTGCGTAGAGTTTGCCGGTGGAAGTCAGCGAGCCGTCCGTGTGGAAGAGGGTGGATGAGCCCATGGCGATGTCTCCGGGTTTGCGGGTTTTCCATGCGTACCGTTCGACGAAGCCGAGTTCGTGCATGCCTTTGATGGTGGCTTCCATGAACTCGTTGACCCGCGATCGTGAGTACCGGTTCTTGACTGTTGCGGTGGCTTTCCAGTCGGCGACGGCATACTCAGTGACCCAGATGGGCAGTTTGTACTTGTCGTGCATGCGTTCGAGTTTGTTGAGGAAGTCGTCGGCGTTGGGCCAGCCGTAGATGTGGACGGGCATGAAGTCGATGCGTAGGCCTTTGCTTTTGGCTTTGCGCATGAATTCGCCGATCCACCAGGCGTCGGGTTTGATGGTTGCCGGTGCGCCGAGCCTGAGTCCGGTTGCCTCAAGCTGGGGCCAGAGTTCGACGGCCCGCCCGGTTGTCATGTTCGCCTGGTCTTTGAGGTCGGGCTCGTTGAATCCGAGCAGGCAGTCCGCGCCCGTGACAGGCAGGGACTCGGTGACGTAGCGTATGGCGTTCTGTTCGAGCAGCTTCCGAGGATCCCGGACCATCGGGACCCAGCCCGGATAGTTGACAGTGGGTCGTGAGCGCCAGGCGTAGTACCAATCCACGCCCAACGCTTTGAGCTGCTTGAGGGCTAGCGCGTCCTGCCCAGCGTGGCCCAACCCCTTGAGGGCGGGCATGGTTACTTGGCTTCCTCGGTGTATCGTGCGGCGGCGCGGGCGATGTCGTCAGCCTGTCCGCGGTCGATGATTTTGCCGGTGTTGAGCGCGTCTACGGCGGCGGTAGTGCGGGAGGTCGTGGCCTGCACGATGGACTCAGCCTGCACGGGGTGGATCTTCACCTTGCCGTCTAGTGCCTTGAGTACCAGCTCAGCGGCACGCTTTGCGATGTCTTCTGCCTGCTGTGCGTCGATCTTTCCGCCCATGAAGTCCTCCTCGGATTCGTTACTGCTCTGTGGTGTGATGGTGCCTTGCGCGGCGATTGGGGCGCCGATGATGCTGCGGGGGTTGATGCGCCCGTAGGTGCCGTTGTTGAAGTTCCAGCCGTTTGGCATGACTTCCCAGTGCAGGTGCGGGCCGCTCGTGGCGGACCCGCTGTTGCCGGAGTAGGCCACGACATCGCCCTGCGCTACCCGCCTGCCCGATAGGACCGGGGAGCCTGAACAGTGGGCGTACTGGCTGAGGTAGTCGCCGTAGTCAACGGTCACGACGAACCCGGCGAACGATGGCTCAATCCACCAAGGGTTGTCGCTGTACCTCCCGCTGAATGGGCCGACGTGAACGACAACGCCGTCAGCCATTGCGACCAAGGGCGTTCCGACTGGTATGGCGATGTCCTCGCCCGTGTGCCCGCCGGCAGGGTTGTATCCGCCGGGGTTGGTGCCGAACTTCTGCGACGTCCAGCCCTCAGTGGTCGGTGGTATGTAGCTCATGCCTGCTCCTATAGGTGGATGCCGTTGGGCGGCGGGGTGGGGATTTTGTCGCCGTGGCCCACGGTGCGGAGAATGTCAATCAGCCGGTAGCAGTACCGGATGAGCGCGTTGTTGTGGTCGCGGACTTCGCGGACCTCGCCCTCGACATCGTCCAGGCGTTTGTTGAGGTCTTCGATCTGCTTGCGTAGCGTCTCGATAAGGCCGGTCGTGATGCCTTCGGCGCGGAGGTAGGCTTGCCCGTCTACGTCGAGTTCTTTGACTTTGACGGATGATTTGCCTGCGTATCGGGCGCCGAGGATTGAGCCGGTGACGGTGAGCGCGATGCCGAGGAGCGCCCAGATTGGGTCTAGGGTCATATGATTACCGGCCTGTTGTCGCGGTCGTTCGGGCCTTGCATGCCTGAGACGATCATTGGGGCGGCGGCGAACAGCCAGTAGACGGCGGCTGAGGTGAATGCGGCTGGGGATCCTGCGAGCCCGCCAATGAAGAACATGGCGCCCCAGACTGCGGGGGCGAACACGAGCGCGGCGAACCCGAACCAGTCACGCGGGCGGCACTTGAATGCGGCCACCACGCCGAGGATGCCAGCGAGGATCCAGAGGGCGGCAAACGGTTCGAGCGGCACGTACGCGGACAGCCAGCGCAGTGATACCTGCCGTGTGCCTGCCCCCGGCGTGAGGATAAAGCTGGTGCCGACGATCAGGTAGACGCCGGCGAACAGGATCTGGAAGGCGCCCCTGCGCCCGTTGATTTTAAGGTTGCGCATAGTTTGCCTCCCGGCGTGTTGTGACCTGCCGGGTTGGCGGTCGTATAGGGTTGGTGCCGTGTGGCCCTGGAGCGCAAGTCCGGGGCCACACGTTTGCTATGGTTTAGCCATGATGAAAATAGCTGGGGGCAAAAACTTCATGGGCGGGTGGGCTCTACTGGGGCCGACCGACGGTATGGAAAGTTACGTGACGGTGACGTACATCGGGGACCAGTCGGTTCCGGCGACGTGCGCTGAACCGGTGGTGAGCCGCAACCAGCCGATGAGGATTTTTCCGCTGACTACCGCTGATGTGCGGGAGTAAACCACCATGCCCGCCAGCCATTTGCCGGCGGTCGGCTGGACGGAAGCGCTCTGGGACGTGCTGCCCAGGGATTGTCCGTAGGTTGCCGATGTAGGGTCGCAGTCGCGGGCGAGGAGCCACCACTGCGCACCGTTGCCGATGACGGGGAGGGTTCCGACGCCCTTGTTTGCCGCGTTGTAGGTGGCGCCTGCCGGGTCGGCGAACACGAGGTTACCGACAACGTCTTGGACTGTTGAGGCGCCGGTCTGGTTGGCCGCGGCGCCCGCGTTGTGTACCGAGTTGCGTGCGATGACCGCGCCGCCCATGTAGGGGACGTTGATTGCTACGGGCGATGCGCCACTGGCGGACCATGCGCCGCCGGCAAGGCGGTTGGCGGACAGGAAGTACGGGTCGCCGTTGAGGTGGTTGCCTTCGATGGTGACGTTCTGGTGTGTGAGTACCGTTTCGCCCCAGCCGATCCCGATGGTGTCAAAGTCGCGGATTTCGTTGTTGCGGATACGGATGCCCTGCGCGATACGGTCCGCGTTGCTGACCCCGGTGTTTTTGGACAGGTAGACGCCCCAGCGTCCGGCTTCGAGGATGTTGCCTTCCACCACAACGGACTGCAAGGGCAGTGAGAGGCGCACACCGCAACCGCGCAGGTGGTCGTCAGCCACGGCGTAGTCTTTCCAACCGTTTTTGCTGTAGCCCTGCCCGTATCCCCAATCGGAATATTTGGCAACGACGGGGAGGGTGCGCTTGCAAATGTTCCCGGTCACGAGGACGCCGTGCGGCATGCGCAGCGGGCCAACGTTGCCGGCGACGGTTGCTTGGCTGTAGTTGTAGCTGTACGGCGCTACGGCGGTGCCGGTGGCGGTGTTGATCTGCCCGGGGACGGCGGCGAGTCCACCCGTCTGCGGTGTCACGCTCTCAACCAGGATATAGGTGCGGAGGTTCACGGTTCCCACAGCGCCGTCGATACTCCACTGGCGGTCAATCACGTCCCGGATGACGTTGCCCTGAATGATGTTGGAGTGCCCGGTGCCGACGTTAGCCAGCCCAGCGTTCAGCACACTCAGGTAGATGCCGAGGCCCATGGTGCGTTCGAGCGTGTTGTGGGCGATGATGACGCCCTTGGGCATCTGGGTGCGAATGCCGCCGGTGTCTACAAGGTGGTTGCCGGTGACGACGACCCCGGAGTGGATGGGGTCATTGCTGGTGGTGGATTCCTTGCTGATTGAGATGCAGTCGTCATCGTTGTGAAAGAATTTGTTGTTGATGACTGACACGTGGGGGGTTGCCCAGACGGCGCAGAAGTCGCGGACGCCGTTCTCGAACCGGCAATCGCTGACTGTGACATCGTCGCAGTCGTTGATGTTCAGTGTGAAGGAGCGCGAGTTCTTGAAGTGGCAGCGCAGGATGCGGAGCGTCCTGATGAACTTTAGGGTGATGAGGCCGTTGCCGGATACTTCTGATTTGAACTCATCCCAGCGGCCCTCGAACTGGAGGTCCATGATGGTGACGTTGTCGATCCGTGCGCCCGTGGTGCGGTAGATCAGGGCGTTGTTAGTGCTGTTTCCCGGTGGTACGCGAATGACAGACGCCTGCCCTACGCCTTGTAGGACCGTGTTACCTACGGGCGTGACGGGGCTGGCAAGGTTGTACGTTCCGGCAGGGAAGAACACGGGCCTTCCCGCCGCCACGTTGATCGCGGTCTGAACCGCCGCGCTGTCATCCGCCACACCGTTGCCGACTGCGCCGCAATCCTTGACGCTGACGACGAACGAGCCCTTAGCGACTTTGCCGTTCACTTCTGTCTCGACACTCTTGTCCGCGTAGGGCAGGAACTCGGTGAGCGCGCCGGCCAACGACTCGGCGCCAACCACGCCCGTCTCACCAGCAACGGAAGTGACCGGAATGATCGGCGCGGACACGGGCAGGCCGACGTTCCCGCCCGGCAGGTTGTCGAAGTCCACGCTGGCCTGACCCATAACGGGCTGCCAATTCTTTTGAACCACTTTCATTGACGCGCCGAAGAACGTACGCCGCGTGACCGTGTAAGCCCACATGGTGAACGCGTTGCCCGACTGGTCCGTGAATCCCGGCTGGTCAACGAAGGGGACGGTCAGGAAGCCCGGCAGGCCAGCGTTGGGCGCAACGGTTTCGGAGAAATCGTCAATAGGCTCTCCCGTAGCAGCCCACACAACGCCCGCGGATGCCTGCACTGTCACTTCGGTGCGGGTCGCCTGGTTGCCGAGGAACGTTGTCGGGTTGCTGAAGGTCAGCGTTGATAGCTGCACCCCGGCTGGGTAAGTCATGTGAACTCCTTGTCAGAGGTTTGGCTAAAGTGCGGCACAGAAAGGCCCCCACCAATCGGTGAGGGCCTTTCGTGTCTGTTGCTTGCTACGTCAGGTTCCAGACGTAATTACTGACCATGCCCCACCGGTCGGCGGTAGCGTCGTACTGGAACTTCAGGCCAGTGGTCGCCCCGGCACCCAAGGCCGTAGCGGGGACAGCGGACCCGGAGTAGTACGCCGAGTGAAGGTTGATCGTGCGACCACCAACGCCGTCCTGCTTGATGCGCAGCGTGCATTCCTGGCCGTCGTAGCCCTGACCTGTCGGGGTCATGATCGTGACGTTCTGGGTAATGGTGACGGTGTAGATGCTGCCTGCTTCACAGTTCCATGTGAGGTTCGCGGCGTTCGTGATCGGTTTGATCTTGGGCCGTAGTGAGGCCTCAACGTTCGGCTGTGCGTAGGTGCCGCGGGCCAGGCGCAACCCGGCAATGTCGAACCATGCCGTAGCCGTGTTCGTGTTGTTGCCGAAGCAGAAGTTAGGGATCCGCCACGAGTCGAGCGCCGGGTCATCCGAGACGGTCGAGAATGGGATGATGTACTCTTCCCAGACGTTCGACAGGACAATCTCGTCGCCTGCCGTCTCCGCGAATCCGCCGTCCTTGCGGATGCCAGCTTCCAACTTGAAGTTGTCGTAGCTGGCCCGCGCCCAAAACTGGAGCACGTACGGGTCGTTCGGGACGTAGTCAACATTGGCCTTCATGACCTGCCGGTAGACGGTGCGGTCAGTTTTGCCGTTGCCCGTAACGAACGGGGGGTTGAAGACGCGCAAACCCTTGGTCTGCCCGTCCAACTCCGGGGGCGTGTAGGCGTTGGAAACGTCCAACGTAATCCCGGCCCCGTCAGTGGTGATCCAGCCCGCAGCGGTCGTCATGTCCGAGACGGACACGGGCAGGAGGTTGCGGCTAAATGGCGGGATCTTGCGGACCTTCGTGGGGCGCCGGGCGTCAAGGATGGCGCGGCCCACCATCAGCTTCTGCGCCGTGCTCTCCAGCTTCATGTCCATCCCGGCGCTCACTGCGCCGCCGGGGCCGTCGTACTTGCGGCTGTCCTGCATGAACATGATGAGCCCCTGGAGGCGGGGCATCTCATTGGACCCGACGAGCTTGACAAGGTCGCTGTACCACTGGCCCTTGTCGCCGTATGCGTTGGATGTGGCACAGCCTGATTCGCAAATCCAGAGGGAGTTTTTCGTGTTGAGTCGGTCCAGGGCGTTGTAGAACTCGCGCAGACCGTTCGCGCCAGGTTGCGGCCACGTATCCGAGTAGCGGAGGTCGCCGGAGCGGTTGTAGTAGGACAGCCCGATGATGTCAACGTAGTCATCGCCCGCGTAGCCGGGGGACATGTCCATGCGGTCAATGCTGTCAACCAGCAAAGAGTCCGAGTTGTTCGCGGCGAGGAACCACTGCACAAACTTCGAGCCAAGGCCCATCGAGCGGGCGAGAGTCACAACGCTACGGAAAGCCGTCTTGTACTGGGCCGGCGTGTTCAGCCGGAACGTCGAGCCATACTTCGTACCCGCAGTGGGGTCCATCGGGTCAGATGGGGAGGGCGTGTAGAGCTGCCCCGCGGTGGTGTCATACATCTGCCACTCGTACGCGCCGATGGAACCGGGCGTGCCGCCTCCACCGTTGCCTTCGTGGAACGGCGCAATGTAGACGCGGTCTGCGTAGCCGGAATCCTTGATGGCTCGGAGAGTGGCAACGAGGTACGGGTAGACGCCGTCCTGCTGGGTCATTTCACGGTTGAACTGCGCGTTACTCTTGTGCGTCTCCAGGACGTACAAGATCTTGCGGTTAGGGTGCGCGGCCAGCTCAGGGACAACGGTCGCGGTGAAGTCGGCGGCGCTACTGGGGCCAATTGCGCGATACCAGTTGGTGATGTCCGCCTCAGCCTCCATGAGCGCTTCGAGGCTGTGCAGTTCGTCAAAATACTGGGAGTCGGGGATCGTGTTGACGCTGCCGGCACCGACGCGCGCGCCGATGATCGGGCGCGGGGCATAGTCGCCCACGACGGTAACGCTGCCACCGCCGCCACCCGGACCAATGCCAGCGACGGCGCCCTCAACGATGTCCAGCCTGCTACGGTCCTCGGCGATCAGGTCGTTTGCCTTCTGCGCGTTCGCGGCAATGACGTTGTCGCCATTCTTGACCAGCTCGTTGCCGTCAGGTTTTTGGAACCCGAGAGGGGTAATTACGATAGCCATTGCGGCGTCTCCTTAAATGCGAAAGGCGCCCCAAGGGGACGCCGCGAATGGTTAGCTAAAGAGGCGGGGCTAGATGTACCAGCTCACCGACACGAAGATGGTGTAGCCGGTGCCGAGCGCCACGGATCCGCCGGAAGTGGAGCGGCCGACGAGGGCGCCGCCGGTGTTGACGACGAGCTGCGGGGAACTCTTGTACACGCCGAGGTTGTCGTTGACCGTTGCGGCGAAGAACGCGTTATCGGACGGGCGGAAACCAGCCGGGACAATCGAGCTAGTCAGGACGGTGTCGCCCGTGAGGATCAGCATGGACGGGCCGGTGCGGACGAGTTGGAGTGTCGCCGTGACCTGAGCCAAGCCGGTCACTACAGTCCGCAGGAACGCGCCCTTGATCTGCCACAGCCCGTCCGGGGTGGGAAACGCGGACACGGCGACGGGGGAACGGGTCCACGCCGCACCGTCCCAAACCTCGGTGGGCCTGCCTGACACGTCGAGCCGCCGGGCGGCCAGCCCGTCGTACTTCGTGAGCGCATCACGCGCCGCCTGGTTAGCGACGTTCACGGTGATGTTCGCCGACTTGAATGAGTTGGCGAGGTCAGTGGCGAGGTTGTACGGGTCGCCGTTCGTGGGGACCTGTACGCCGTTTTCGAGGGTTTGCATTAGCTACTCCAACTGACGATAAGCTCGCCGAAACTAGGATTTTTGAGACGCGACTGGAAGCCCGCGTAGGAGCCGCCCGCGATGCTGATGCCGCCGCCGTCCGCGATGACCGAACCGAACGCGGTCGGCAGGTCCGTGTAGCCGCCGGCGTATCCGTCAGGGATTGTCACATCAAACGGGCCGCTGACCCGGTTGACATCGTCGCCGGGCCGGGATCCGCTCGTGTGAGCGTAAAAATGAACCACAACATCACCGGACGCGCCCACGTCGAGGCGCGGCGGAACCTTGAACAACACGCGGGTGACGGTCTTCCCTGCCAGTTCCGGGCGTGGTGCGCCGTAGAACCATGAGCCGGTGACTATCTGCCCGGACCATGTGCCCGTATAGACTGCCTGCCCGCCGCGCTGCGACGTAGCCCAACGGCCCCAGCCACCGACGCCCCACGTATCAGATGCGGTCGGCGCCAGGTGCGTCTCGCCGGAACGGACGGTTGCAGGCTTGGGCGGTGGTGCTGCCTGCGGGACTGTGCCCGCGGGTGGTGCGGGCTGGGACGTGTACGAACCAATGACAAGCGCCGAGGACTGGCCCCTACCCTTGGTGATGATGTCCACGACAACCTTGCCGCCCTGGACTGGCTGAACCGTGTCCAACCAGTCAGGATCGAGCAGGCTATCCCCGATCCGCGCCCACCACTTCGAGCCGTCCCAATAAGTGGTCCCGAAGTAGCGCCCGACACTGTCACCACCCATCGCGGCCATCGTGTGCTTCAAGCCAGCCATGCGGTCCCCCTCACAGGTCACTCCAAGTGGTCGTTGGGGACTGGCCCCAGGTGCCAGCGACCCGGGCCCAGGTCAGGACGGGATGGTTGCCGTTAATGTGTTCCGCCCACTCGGTGCGCCCAAGAGCGTTGATAACATCCCCGTAGGAACACATGACAGAGAGTGAGGTCCCGCCCGGCACGGTCGAACCGGAGCGGCGGATAGAAGTGATCACGCCAGGGAAGTAAGCGACATGCCCGGCAATGACGGGGCTGCCGACCTCGATGCGGTCACCGGCCTGCAACTCGGGGCGCGGGACCGTCTCAACCTGCAACTCAATCGCCAACGAGGAAAGGAACCGGTCACGCAACTCGGTAGCGTATACGTCTGCCTGCGGGCGTGACGTGATCATCTCCGAGGAGTAGAAGTCAACGGCCTTGCCGTGAGGTCCGCCCCATCGGAGCGGACCGGAGTCGATGAACGCGGACCCGCGGACCGGCGAACCGTTCCCGGAATCCTTGCCCTCAACAATCCACTTATTGAACAGCCCATCGATGGACTGCTTGCGGGTCACCGAAATCAGCGAAATCTCAGGCTCAACACGCCAGACTGGATCCGACGCCACAGGGTAGATGTGACATTCACCGTCGCCGCCCATTCTGTACCGGGCGTTCACCCGCGACAGAAGGTCCTGGCAGGCTTCGAGGCGTTCCTTCTCGAACACGAGCCGCGTCGAAACGCCCGCATCAGTCACGTCAGGATCTACGACGGTCGGGAAGTGCGAGGCCGTGAGGCGCTTGAATTCGGACACGGCGGTTGCGTTCTGGCCCGGCGACTGCGGGGCCTCAAGCTTGTCCCGGTCCACGTTGAACGTCAGGTCAACAGCCTCAAGCTTCACGACTCCGGTAGTGATATACCGGCGCCGCTCATTGGGGGCATGGGGTGAGTCCGGAACATCCAGCCCACGCTCGGCCAGCACGCGCGAATCGACCGCAACAGTCGGCTCATTCCCAACCACCCGGAACCAGCCAAAGTTAATCGAGCCCGCACCGCCGACCGTGTAAATGACCTGCAAATCTGTCCCGGCAACGGACAGCGGGTCATCGAACCGCCACGCCCCCAACGTGCCGTCAGGATCAGCGACGGTCAGGCTGAGCTTCTGCCCAACCTTCACGCTGTCACCTGCATCATCATCAACAGACCAGTCGATGACATCCAAAGGATCCGGCAACACCAACGAACCATCACGCCACGCCCACACCGTCAACGAATCAGCGGGCCGCGAACCATCCAAAGCCGCCAAAGAACCCTCATCAATCAAACGCACACTAGCCTCCGATTGGGTTCTTCAAATCATCCAAATACTTCTTGCCAGCCATGAGTGTCTGCTTCTGCTGGTATGTGTTGAACAGCGCCTCGACATCCCCATAAGAGAATGTGGCCGTCAAAGCCTTGATCGTTGGGGCTGCGACCGTGTCACCGGTCAAAGACCATGTGGACAGCACCCCGCCGGCAGCAGCTTCAGCCGGCGCCTCGGAGACTGACCCAATAGCGGTGAAGCACGAGCCAGGAATGGCCCTAGTCCAAGACGCCGGCACACGCACAAGCAACTGCGCCGTAGACTTCAACAAGGCGGCGAGGCGCGCGTTCTGCTCGGCAGCATTCGTGATCAGCGAAAAATCGACACCCGCCGCAGCCATACGCTGACCAAACAGCGCCATCGGCCTATCGGAGCCCAGGATCTTGAACACCTGCGAATCCGCAACATAGTCCAACTTCGCCATAGCCGACGCGGAGAACACAATCTCGCCGCCGGGGACCATGCGCCGACTAACCTGCACAGCAGTCTGCGGAATCAGCGGGTCCATTACCCAGCCCGTCGCAGAATTAACCGTCACCGAAGACGAGGTGACACGGCTAGGACCAGACGGGCCGACCACCACCTCAACCTCATACGAGACAGGCCGACCAAGCGGGACATCAAAATCAACAACATAAGACGCATCAGACATCGGCAAACGGCGGGCACCACGGACCGGGGATCGCTCCCCGTCCGCGGTCCGCCACACCGAAACAACCGACTCCGAAACGCCGAGCCCCGTGATCGTAATGCCCACCCGCGGGCACGGCGCATTCGTCAACGCCTCAACAGATACAGCAACCATCAGCGGCCCCTCCTCGAAAATTGGGACTGCGAATCAGCAGCCGAAATAGCAGACGAAGCCACACGGTAAGTCCGTGCGTCCAACTGCTCGTTACCGACATACACATTGACTGCCGGCGACATTGAACCACTGGAAGCCCCGAGGGATGCCGTGTAGGAGCCTGAACCGAACGACGGGACTGGCGGAATTGAAACCATGCCAGTCACGGCAGACTCGATCTTGCCGCTCATCCCGTCGATGCCGTTGATGAGCCCCTGGCCGATGTTCACGCCATACCCGAGGAAGACCCGTGATGGCGAATGAATCCCGAGCAGTTGCTCGAACGGGCCTCGGATCGCCTCTGGAACAATGCTGATGACAGCCCTGCCAATGGCGCCCATCATGGACCCGATGCCGTTGATGAGCCCCTGGATGATGTTCTGGCCTGTGCTGAATAGGGTCGATCCAATGCCCCCCAGTGCGCCGACAATCTTCCCGCCGAGGCCGCCGAAGAAGTTGAGCAGGTCCTGCCCCATGCCGGAAGCGCCATTCACGATCGAGAGGAAAGCCGTGGTCAGGTAGTTGACGATCCCAGACCACGCCGAGGTGAACACGCTGACAACGATCCTCAGCGCAGCGCCGATCACCGAAATTACCAGCTGGAACGCGCCGGAAATGATGTTTATGAGCAAGCCGATGGCGCCGGAGAGGATATTGAGGATCCCTGACCAAACCTGCGCCCAGTTGCCGGAGATTATCCCGGTGACAACTTGGATAATGCCCTGCACAATCTGCATGGCCGACGTGATAACCGATGCGATGACACCGAAAACCGTCACAACAACCGGCATAAGCGCCTGGATGATCGGGATGAGCAGGCCGGCCACCATCGAAACAACCGGGCCGATAGCGCTCAGGATGTTGCCGAAAATATCCACCAGCGGCGGCAGGATTGACGACACGAGGCTGGTAATGATCGGCATGAGCTGACTGATGAGCGTTGTCGCCAACTGCACCAGCGTTGTGATGATCGGGACAATGATTGGAATGAGCTGGGACAGTGTTGTGCCAAGCATCGTGATCATCGTGACAACAGTCGGCAGGACCGTGGCGATAACCCCGCCAAGGGCGTCAGATACAACCCCCGAGAGTTGAACGAACATCGGCGTCAGGGCTGTGAGGATAGTCAGGAGCGAGCCGCCAAGGACTGACGCGAGTTGACCGAACATGCCCATAAGTTGCGGCAGGAGCGGCTGGATCGCCGCGAAGACAATCTGCATCGGCGAGAACGCTGACACCAGCGGGATGATCTGCGCCACGAGCGGGCTGATCGCGGCTACAACCTTGTCAAAGACGTCCCGGACAGTCGCGCCAAGCTTGACAACGCCATCGAGCGGAGCCCCCATCGATGCGGCAACATCCGAAGGCATGGTCAAGCCCGCCCAAAAGTCCTGGAACCAACCCTTCATATCTAAGAGAAAACCGTGAACCTTGACCCCGGCGGCCGCGAACTTATTGAAGCCCATGCTCTCGGGGCCGAGGATGCTCGGAAATGTGAACCCGGTAATGAAATCCTGGATCCCGCGGAATACAGCCCAGAATTTGTCCTGGAGGAACAGAAGTCCTCCGATGATCGGGGAATCTTCCTCCACGCCCAAGGACTTAAGGAGAGTCGGGGTTATGTCGCCGTCCATGATGAGGGACTTCATCCCGGCGAAGAGTCCGCCGATGAAGCCAAAAATCTTGGACAACCCGGCGGAGACCCCGTTAATGGCCCCCGTGATCGCCGGTTTCATCGCGTCCAGCGCGCCCATGAGTCCAGAGTTGATCGTAGCCGATAGGCTACCGAGTGCGCCTTCGAATGTTTTGGTGGACTTCGCGGCTTCAACCGCTACTGGGTCCGTGCCCAGCTTCATTAGGGAGGCGTTGAACTCGTCCGAGCTGATTTCTCCGGCCGCCATCGCGTCACGGAAGTTGCCCGTGTAAGCGCCGGCTTCCTTCAAAGACTTCATTAGAGGACCAGCGGCGCCTGGGATGGCGTCAGCCATCTGGTTCCAGTTCTCAGTCGTAAGCTTCCCCGCGCCGGCCGTCTGAGTCATGACCATGGCGACGGACTTGAATGTGTCAGCGTTGCCGCCAGCTACGGCATTCAGGTTACCCGCAGCCTTAGTCAGCCCCGTGTAATCCGAGACGCCGTTAGACGCCAACTGCGCCAACGTGTTTTGGATCGTTGGCAGATCATAGACGGTCTGATCAGCGTAGGATTTTGCGGCATTCTTAGCCGCATCAATCGCCTTCGTGTCTAGGCCAGCGAAATCCATCGTGGCCATAAACTTGTCTGTCGCGTCACTAGCCCGCGCCGCCTCGGCAATAAATCCCGAAAAGATGCCGGCCCCAGCGAGAGCAACGCCAGCTCCAACGAGGCCCTTGAAGCCAGACAGGAAGCCCTTGCCAGCGCCAGCACCCGCAGACTTGCCGGACGCCTCCGCGCCGCTAAACGCCTTCTTGATGTCGCCAGACAGGGTGTTGGTGCCCAATCCAACGGAGATAAACGCGGATCCAAGTTCCGTTGCCACAAGGCACCAACTCTCTATGTAGTTACCAACCGAGCCAATCGCGGATCGTGTCGATGCTTTCGGCTTGACCGCCGAACTTCTTCTTGTCCGGCACAACACCAGGCCGCGGGATCTGCTTAGGCCGGTTCTTGTTCCGCTGCCCGTCTTTCGACTGCATCCAATTCCCAGCAATCACCGCGTCAGCGATCACGGCTAGTAGATGCTCAGAAAGCCCCCACGGGGCTTCGTCAGGGTGCATGGTGCGGGAAAGCGCGGTGTCAGGCCCGCCATTCTGGACAATTACGAGCAGATCGCGCCATGAGAGCGCGTCCGATCCGAGGTGACGCAAGCGCAAGCCGATGCGGATTAGGTCATACTCAATGGCCGGCCCATGCTCCTCGATAAGCAGGACCAGCCGCGCTATTCCCCCAGGCTCACGCCGCCCGCAGGCTTGAATGTCATCCAAGCCTGAACAAGCTCCAGCATCTCCGAGGCCGGCTTCGAGTAGAGCGCGTCGATTGCCTCCGCCGAATCCTCAAGCTTCTCCAGCATGAAGAAGGCGAGCCGGAGCTGACCCTCCTCGCCGTCCATCACCGCATCGCGCATAGTCCGGCCCGGCACGGTAGCAGCGACGGACTCAACCGGGGGGAGGGTAAAGGTTTCGCCCTCATGTTCAAACGTGAAAGCAGTTGGCTGCTCAGCGGCCTTGGGCTTGCGATCTTGCGGCTTGCGGGGCGCGGTCATGGTGACTCCTAAAAATGTAGGGTGACTGATTAGACTTGGCGACTATTGGGGGTGGAACCGTGGGGCGGGGAGTCACCACAACCCGCCCCACGGGGCATAAGGGGACTAAGCGCCAGAGAAGACGCCGTTATCCATGTACTTGTAAGCCTTGTTGCCGGCGCTGTCAGCGAAGGCCTCAAGGGTCACTTCGTAGCCGACAACTTCGCCGTCCGAATAGGTCACGTCGCCTACTTCGGTGATCTGGCCGTCCGGGACGTAGATGCGGATCTTCGCAGTGCCGTCCTTGACCTCGAACACGTACGACTTGTGCGGCAGAGTCGCGCCGTTGATGAGCACCTTCTGGAGCGTGCCCGTTGAAGATGTCGCCGCGGTCGTGGTCACGTTCGCCTCGCCGTAGACAGCCTTCAACACGTCAGTGTTGAGGGTTTCCAGGAACGTGAACTTGTACGACACGTTGTGCTCGGTCTGCACAACCTTGACCGTGTCACCGCCCCAAGCCCGGATCTTGTCCGTGGAGCGCTCGTTCGTTTCGACAACACCGGAATCACCGATGTAGCCAGCCGCGGTGTACGCGACGAGCGGGGATGCTGCGGTCGTTGGGGCTGCGGCGGCAAGAGCGCCGATCAGGATCCCACCAGTCGCCAGCGGGACGCCAGCAACAACGTTTGAGGCTGTATTAGCCATGTTTTTCCTCCAGGTTTTGGGCAAAAAGAATGCCCTCACGATGGAGGGCAAGAAGGGTTAGATAGCTGCTGGTCTGACGTGCCAGCGGACGGTGAAGATGTATCGAGGATTAGCCGTGTCCGGGTCGGGAAAGTATTGAACCCCGCCCACGGAATCGACGCGGCGAACGAACACCCCGCCGGCATCAGTCCACGCTGCGGAGTGCATGTAAGCCTGGGCCGTGCGGGCTAGGAGCGAGGCGGCTGGATCATTTGTAGACCAGCACTCAACCGTTAGCTGTGCGGTATCCGAGACGACGCCGGTGCGTGAACCGCCAGTGAGTGACACCTTGACCATGCTGTTCGGCATCGTCGCAGGCACCCTCGTTGCGACCTTGTCCGCTAGCGAACCTAGCCCGGTGCGCAGGAACGAAACCGCGGCAGCCTCAACATCCGGGGTGATTAGGATTTCAGCCATTTAGCCCCGCCTGTTCCCCGAGTAGTTATCTGCCTGCTTCTGCGTAACAAGGCTGGTCTTTCCCGCCTTGCTCGTGTAGACCACAAGCGAGCCGCCGCCAAGCGCCCTGAGCAGGGTATGGTTGCGCGAGTTGTCTGCCATCGCCTTAGCGTCGGCAGTCCACACGTGCCCGATAGCACGGCCTAGCGTGCCGCGCCCTTGCGCCTGGGACACGTCGCCCTTGTAGTCGCCTTGAGTTGGCCCGATGGCGCCTAGTATCCGGTCCACTTCTTCTTGGACCCGAGCAACGGCGGCACTATTGCGCCTAAGTTCCTCAAAGCCCTTTAGGTTCCAGACAAACTTAGGCTTAGCCATCAACCCTCCGCAGACTCACAACGGCGCCGGCCTCACGATTCGAGAACATGTTCCGCCACTGACGGACCACGCCCTCAACCTCATAAGTGACGCCGCGGACAACGACCTGATCCTGCGGCTTGAACGGCATGCTGAACGGACCGTAAAGCGTCGGCTCAACAATCACCCGATCCTGACCAGGTAGGCGCGGCTCAGAAGTCGAGCCCGGATCGAAACCGTAGCCAGTCAACTCGACCGGACCCGCGAACCCCCCCGCGTCGTTGCCATAAGCGTCAACAGCGCCCGCCTCGTAGGCCAGGCGCAACACGGACTCAGCCACTACCAACCACCAATCGGCGCCACGTAGTGCGGGCTGAACGGCGACGTGGCAGGGATCGTGTCGATAGTGAACGCGCCACGATTAGAACCAGCAAGGGAAACCCGCGCCAACTCATCATCCGTAACCCACAACGCCCCCGGCTGATCCCCGCCATACGTCACAGACCCGCCAAACGGGCCAGTACTCTCCTGCCGGGTACGCACGCCCTCCGGGTTGCGGAAAACCCGCTGAACCATCGTCACCACAACATCCCTGACGTTGCTCAACAGGTCAGGCTCAGTCACCGGATCCGCCTCCACGCGCCCATAAAGGTCAGGAAGCTTCGACCGGAGCAGCCGTTCAGCCTTGCCGATCCAAGTCTCAATCTTCGGCAGGTCGGCAGGCGCGTCATCGCCAATCCATGAAGCCACAACCTCATCCGCGGTCGTCCAATTAGCCATGACGCCTCCTACTAGTTACGGGGTTTGCGCGGGCGCCGCACAACAGGCGCAGGGGCCGAGTCGGCATCATTATGGTCAGGCTGAGCAGGCTTATCCGCCAGCTCCCAGTGATGCCCAACCATCGCAGCCCCACGGGCATCGTCGACACTGACGACGATGCCCGTGGCAAGCTCACGAAGACGCATACTTACGGGGTGACATCCTCGTAAGCGACAAACGCGGTGTTGTCCATGATGGCCCAGCCGAAGATGACCTCAGTCAGGTACGCAACAGAGTTGCGGCGCTGAAGGTCGCCGTTGCCGAACGGGTCGCCGTACTCGATCTTCTTCGTGAAGATGTCGAGTGCGTAGCCGAACTTCAGGGCATCCCAGTCGCCGCCGAAGCCGCGGACCTTCGTGTCAGTCGAGGCGTCAACCTGACCGGAGACGGTCTTGGACACGGCGACAGGCTGGCCGGCGTAGGACGTGACAGCGGAACCCATCTGGATATCCGGGTTCAGGCGCTTTCCGTCAGTGCCTCGGGCGGTAGCCAGCGAGTAGACGAGGCGCGGATCCAGTGCGAAGCCGGAGAAGTCGTTACCGTTTGCGCCGTTGACGACGAGGCCATAACCGGCCCACAGTTCGGCGTCAGAGTTCGCGCCCGTGGTCAGTTCGACACGGTTGGTCGTCTGGTTGATGAACTCAAGCCCACCGGACAGAGCCGCGCCGTTGGAAGCCTGACGACCGTGCAGCACGGCGAGGTCGATCTGGCGGGAGATGGCGCCGCCCAGTTCGGACTGGAGCAGGCCCAGAACGCCAGCCGGGTTCTGCATGATCGATTCCATGGTGAACTCAAGACCAACAACAGCCTTGATCGGCTTGACAACCTTCGAGCCAACCTCCAGGTCGCTGTCAGGCTTGTTGCCACCTTCGCCAACGATGGAAGCGGCGGGGCGCTTCGTGACGGTCGGGAACACGTTCTCACCAAGGATCATCGGCTTGGACGTAGCCAAGGTGGGGATGATCGAGTTGGCGGTCGCGGCCTTCCAGATGTCGGAAGACACTTCGCGGGGGAGGAGGTTGGAGCCTCCGGCGCCACCGGCAAGGGTGGCGAAAGTCTTAGTAGCCATTCTGGGCTACTCCTTTCGGTTTGGGCTTAGAAGCCAAGAATTGAACGAGCGTCCGCGCCGATGTCCGAGCTTGCGTTCACTCGGTTCAGCGAAGACGACGAAGGGCCGGCAGGTTTCTGCGTCCCGAGGCGGGCAGCTAGCTTCTCTGCCCTGGTTTCGATCTGCTCGGGCGAACCATCGCCGAGAAGTTCCAGATCCTCATCTGAAAGCCCGTACTTCAGCGCCGCTTTGAGCTTCGCGTTCTCACTCGCCAAGCTCGCCTTCTCCCCGGACAGGGTCTTGACCGCATCAGCGGCCCGTTCCTGCTCGGATTTCTGCGACTCAACGTAGGCGTCGTACTCCTTCGCCTTGGTGGCGTTGGACTTCGCCGCGTCCTCGTTCTTCCGGGACAGGGACTTCCACTTTTCAGCTTCGGTCTTCCAATCGGGCTCCGTTTCGGAGCCTGCGTCCTCGGACGGTTCAAGGTTTTCGGTTGCTTCGGTAACGGTTTCAGACATAGCGATTTATCCCTTTTCGGGTAGTGGTTACGCCCGTACCGTTCCGGTCGTGGCACTAAACCCGCGCCGTCAGGAGCGGGAAGTTATTTGGCGTCTCGCGCCTTGGCGTACAGGTCGTAGAGCGCATCGGGGTCATAGCCAAACTCGACGCGGGCGCGGGTTTCATCCCAGACCGGCATTGCGTTGCATCGACATTTGCCGTGGAACTTCTTTGAGCCGCCGGCGGTCGCCTTGGAGTAGACGAAGCCTCGGGAAGCGAGCATCAGGCAGAATTTGCAAGCGCCGGGCTCCGGGACGCGCGCGTAAGCGGCCTTCTCGGAGTGCGCGGCCTGCATGACAGTGTCGCGGCCAGGTTGTAACGCGTACTCGTTCGCCATCATCGACAGGAAGCCCGTCAAGGTTGCGCTATCACCAAGCCACAGGGGCCCACTAGCGCGAGTCGCATAACCGAGACGGTCATTGACCTGTTCGAGCGGAACTGGTGGCGCCAGCGGAGCCCTAAAGCTCCCCGGCACACCCTCCGAAGCCCGCAGCTCGTCATACCAGTCAGCCGCAACCGAAGCCGCGACATCCCCATACTCCGACACCAGCGCAGGGACGAACTCGAACAGCGCCGACTGCACCGCATCGGGACGCTCAAAGTTCAGAGCGCCGATGAAGTCCAGAAGATCCTGCTCTACAAGGTCGGCAATGCCGTTATTCGCCTGCTCGAACTGCGTCAGTAGTTGCAGCGACATCAACAACCCCCTGCGTCGGCGTCTTCACGGCGGCAACCAGCGCGTCCAGCCGATTTCCGGCATTCGCCCTCCGTCGATCCGCCGCAATCCGGTCAATCGTCGTCTGATCAAACCCCATAAGCTCCAAAGTCACCGCAGAATCTGGAGGGAGCACGCCAGCAGCAACAAGCTTCGTCGTAGCATCAGCCTGAGCGGCAAGAGTCGGCGTGGCGGGGTTGCGCCACTTCGTAGACAGCAACTCAAGGCCCTCAGTGGAGCCCATAGCAATCTCGACAGCCATCCGCATCGCGTCAATCCACGCAGCGCCGAAAGGCTCATGCGCAGACTCGGCATCAGAGTTCAAATCCAGGTAAGCCGTGTGCATCGCCGCATCAGACGCAGGATTATCGTGAATAATCCCCAGCGCGCTAACCGGGATCGACGTTTCACCGGCAAACTTCGCCGCAATCGTCCGCAACATCTCCGTATGAGGAGACATCGAAGCCTGCTGGAACTGGCCAACCGTAGGAACGTCGCCGTCCTCGTCCTTAGAGAGCCCAAGGATCCGGCCAGTGATAGCCTCAAGCGCCGTCTTCTTCTCACCATTCGGGCCAACGAACGCGGCCTCATCAGCGCCAAGAATGTACCGCTGCGGGGCGCTGTAGAACTCCGCCGTGACCTCCATGCGAAGCGCCGTGCGGATAGCCTCATCAGTGATCTTCATGACGCCCTGACTGATCCGCGAACGCCCAAACGGGTACTCCGGGGAGCTGTCATAGGCCAGCATCACAACAGGGCAGCGGCCCAGCCGGTTAGAAGCCTCATCCAGCACCCAGCGGCCCAGCGAGAACTTGCCCGTCACAACCTTGTCATCCAAGAACAGGATGAACTCTTTAGGAGTGCCAGCCTCAGACTCGATAACAGTCAATGCGGCCCGAACCCGTCGCTTGTTCGCATCCCACAGCGCCGTAGACGACGTCGGGGAGAGTGTGCGGATTACAGCCGCAGGCTCACCCTCGCCACCAGCCATGACGGCCACGAAAGACACGCCATAAGTCAGTGCAGACATGTGCGCATGATGCGCCTCGATGCCCAAGCGATTGTCAGCCCAAATCCGGTCTATACCGAAGTCCGTAAGATCGCCGCCAGGAACCGCGAACCCGCCCAGCTTGATCCGAGACGCCAAAGACTTCACAGCCTTGTAGGGCCAGCCGATCACAGTCTCAAACGACTGCAACTGCGGCGGAATCGCAATACCCAGATGCCGAACAAGCTGCTTGCATTCGAAATAGCGCCGGCGGGTCACATTGACGCCCTCAACCGTGCGCAACTGCGCCAAGCACTCATTCAAAGTCGCGTTATCGTCAACGGAGAGGCCCGGAACAACAAGAGTGTCAATCACGGACAACCCACTTTCTACATAACAAGGACGCGGCCCGACTTCTCGGGATCACGGGGAGGCTTAGCGAACTTCACAACACCAAAATGGGCGCACGTCGCAGCCAAAAGAGGAGTCAAATCAATTTCGAGCGTCTTACGCGACCACTTCCAGCCGCCAGCATCGCCAAGCGTGGCCTTCTTCGCGCCGGCAAGGGATGCGTTGAGCTGGTGCTGGTCAAAATGGGTGATCGAAGCGTCCTTAGTGGCCGCATCATAGAAGCCGCCACACGCCTGCATCAGCTCATTGCCTGACAATGCCCGCACCATCACGCCACGGCGCTTCAAGACAGGCTCCAGGGACCGCGCAGGACTATAGGCGTCCATCACCACCGGGATCCGCTTACCAGCACGCTTCACAAGCCACTCAACAAGCGCATCCGTGTTATCGGATACGTCGCCCATATCGGCAAGCTCCACATGCACGCCAGACTCGGTGCGCAGACCAACGGAAACCGCGGCCATCGTCCGCTCCGGGTTCATGTCGATCCCATAAGCCGCAACCGGCACATCAGGGACTTCCATCACCGCACGCTTAGCCCACGAGTCAGCGGGAATCACGGAAAGCTGCTCATCCGATGCCCACATGCCTAGGCGTTCACGCGCGAACGTCTCCTCAGACATCGCGCCGAACTCATCCTCAATCGTCGTCTGATTCAGACGAATCCCAAGGCTCGGATTAGTCGCAGCCCACAAAGACTTATCAGCAACATCAACGTCACCAGCAACAGACCACTCAACCCACGCAAGACGCTTATCCTTGCCAGCAACACCAGCAGTACGCATGCGGGAAAACACATCGCCATCCATATTCGGCGCCGGCGGAGTCCCCAAGAGGATCTGCAACGGATCACCAGACGGGGCAGACGAAATAGTCGGCAGAAGCGCGGCCTGCGCATCCTCGCCATACTCCTGCGCCTCATCACACACCAGAACATCAACCGTGAAGCCACGGCCCGAGCCCTTAGATCGCGCAATGAACTCAACAGAGCCGCCATTGTGCAGGATTATTGCTTCCTGCCCGTTCGTCTTACGAATGTCCTTCACGAGCGCCGCAAGCTCCGGATATTTGCGCTCATTCTCGAAGAACGACGCGATACGCAAGAACGCCTTACGAGCCGTCTTCACCTCATGCGCGGTATGCAGGATCTTCAAGCCCAGTTGGGCCATGAAGAACAGCTCCACCATCTCCAGGATGCCGTTCTTACCGTTCTGCCGAGGCACGGTGATGCCCCAGCGACCAGCAAGCCACTTGCCAGCCCGGTCACGGTTCATCCAGGCACTCAGGACGTTCAACTGCCACGGATCCGGCTTCAAACCGTAAGCCTCAGCCAGAAACGCGCAATCATCGGCGTCGGACCACTTGGACTTCGGATAGTTGGCTACACGAGGTTCCTGAACCCCAAGAAGTGCAGCCACGACATCACCTATCCAGTTTTCTTAGCCCTAGACTCACGCCGCTTATTCAGTTCATCGAGCGCAGTCAGGGGCTTCTCCAGGGTCGGCGCTTCGAGCTCATCAATCTGCAAGAGCACGTCGCTGAACTGCCGCGACAGGGCCGCGACATCCCGTGACTGCTCTGCCGTATCAATCTCTGCCGCCAGACGGTCACGCAGCGCCACAAGGCCCGCCAAACGCCCCTTCGGAGCCTCCTCAGACAAACTCATGGAACCTCCAGGCGTGAAAAACGAGACTCGGGGGGATATTTATCGCTATGCCGGAGGGGCGACCGCCGGGTGGGGGTGGGGGTGCCTCCCCCTACCATTTCCGGCTGGTTTTGAGGGGTGGGGGCGTGTTTTTGGCCTTTGGGGCCGCTCGGTGCCCTTTTGATTGGTTGCATTGCCTACATATGACTTC